AGTTTCTTTCGATCCCAACGCTACAGAAGTTCCAGAAGGAATGGGTCATTTTGATAATATTGCAGAAGTTTTAGAAGATTCAGTAGGAGATCCATTAGCGTCTGAGTTGATGGAAAAATATACAAATTACAAAGATTCAAGACAAGAATGGGCAGACAGTTATAGAGAAGGTTTAAATCTTTTAGGGTTTAAATATATAACTAGAACAGAACCATTTAGAGGTGCAAGTTCTGTTACTCACCCAGTATTGGCAGAAGCGGTTACACAGTTTCAAGCACAAGCTTACAAAGAATTATTACCTGCAGATGGTCCGGTTAGAACTCAAATATTAGGTGCATTAAGTGTTCCTAAAGAAGAACAATCTAAACGTGTTAAAGATTTTATGAACTATCAAATCATGGATCAGATGAAAGAGTATGAACCTGAGTTTGATCAAATGTTATTCTATCTACCATTATCAGGATCTACTTTTAAAAAAGTTTACTACGATGATTTACTTGGAAGAGCAGTATCAAAATTTATTCCAGCTGAAGATTTAGTGGTACCTTATTCTGCAACATCTTTAGAAGATGCAGAAGCAATTATTCATGTTATTAGAATTTCACAAAATGATTTACGTAAACAACAGGTTAATGGTTTTTATAAAGATATTGATCTTGGTGAGCCCCCAATTACAGAAGATAAATTAAAACAAAAAGAATTAGAATTAGAAGGTATTTCTGCAAATGGAACTGAAGACATGTATACTATTTTAGAAATGCATGTTAATTTAGATCTTGAAGGATTTGAAGATGTTAATCCTGAAGATGGAGAACCTACTGGTGTTAGACTTCCATATATTGTAACGATCGATGAAGCTAATAGTAAAATTTTATCTATTAGAAGAAATTACAAAGAAGAAGATCCATTAAAGAAAAAACAAGATTACTTTGTACATTTTAAATTCTTACCTGGTTTAGGTTTCTATGGTTTAGGTTTAATTCACATGATTGGTGGATTAAGTAGAACTGCAACAGTTGCATTAAGACAATTATTAGATGCTGGAACTTTAGCTAACTTACCTGCTGGTTTTAAAACTAGAGGTGTTAGAATGAGAGACGATGCACAACCTTTACAGCCGGGAGAATTTAGAGATGTAGATGTTCCTGGTGGAAATATTAAAGATCAGTTTATGCAACTACCATTTAAAGGACCAGATCAAACTTTATTACAATTATTAAATGTTGTAGTAGGTGCAGGTCAAAGATTTGCTTCAATTGCAGATATGCAAGTTGGAGATGGAAATCAAGGTGCCGCTGTTGGTACAACTGTAGCTCTTTTAGAAAGAGGATCTAGAGTTATGTCCGCAATCCACAAAAGATTATACGTGGGTATGAAAAGTGAATTTAGATTATTAGCACAAGTATTTAAAACTTATTTACCTCCGGTTTATCCATACGATGTACCTGGAGCGTCAAGACAAATTAAAGTACAAGACTTTGATGACAAGATTGATATTCTGCCAGTAGCAGATCCTAATATTTTTTCTCAGACTCAAAGAATTTCTTTAGCCCAAAGTCAATTACAACTAGCGCAATCAAATCCTCAAATGCATAACCTGTATCAAGCATATAGATCAATGTATGATGCGTTAGGAGTAAAAGACGTTAATGCAATTTTACCACCACCGGCACAACCAGTACCGATGGACCCGAGTCTTGAACATATTACAGCAATGTCAGCAAAACCTTTCCAAGCATTTGGTGGACAAGATCACAAAGCACACATCGATGCCCATTTAAGCTTTATGTCAATCTCTATGATTCAAAATAATCCAATGGCAATGGCAGCATTACAAAAAAATATTTTAGAACACATTTCTTTGATGGCTCAAGAGCAAGTTCAAATAGAATTTGTAGAAGAGTTACAAGAACTACAACAAATACAACAACAGCTACAACCTTTGATGCAAAATCAAGCAGCAATGCAAAACCCACAAGTCATGCAAATGCAACAACGTATGCAACAGATTACAAATCAGATAGAAGCAAGAAAAGCTATTCTAATTGCAGAGCTAACTATGGACTATGCTAAAGAAGAAGACAAAATTAGTAGTGAAGCAGGTGGAGATCCATTAATTAAATTAAAATCTAGAGAATTAGACATCAAAGCTAAAGCAGATCAAGAAAGAGCTTCAAATAATGAAGCTAGACTTAACATTGATAAGACAAGAGCACTTATGAATGATGCACAACATGATGAAAAGCTTGAACAGAACGAAGAATTAGCAGAATTACGTGCTGATACGTCTTTAACTAAGGCGCAAATGTCTATCGATAGTAAAAGATTCGATTTTGGTAGAAATTTTAAGAAAAATTAAGTATAATAATCTAAAAGGAGATAAATTATGAGCAAAGATTGGCAAAGAGGTTCAACATTCATGAATGACGACGTTAAAATTGAAAAAGAATTAGGCGTTGGTTCAGATGGTTACTCAACAGGTGGTAAAACTATCGAAATGACTAGTGGTACTGAATCACAAGTTGTGACTGTTAAAGGAACTAAAAGAATGAGAGCTGACAAGAAACCTGTAAAAGCTACTTGGTACTAATATGTGGTTATCGGCAATTAAATTAGCCGTTTCTGCTGGAAGTAAAATTTACGCTAATAAACAGAGAACGAAAATGGCTATGTCAGATGCACAACTTATGCATGCATCAAAAATGGCCCGAGGTGAGGAAGCTTACCAGGGAAAATTATTAGAATCCAGAAATTCAGATTGGAAAGACGAATTTATTTTACTTTTACTTTCGGTTCCCATCGTAATGTTGGGATGGTCTGTCTGGTCAGATAATCCTGTACACATGGAAAAAATGGAGTTATTCTTTGTGCACTTTGGAAATTTACCGTTATGGTATCAAACAATTTTTGTTGGAGTAATTGCAAGCGTCTATGGACTTAAAGCAACACATCTGATAAAAGGAAAATAACAATGGAGAAAACATTATGAGAAACGATTATGGAGATAGAAATGGTTACAGATACCCAATGGGTTCAAAAAAAAAACCATCTAAACAAAGCGCTAATTCTAGACTGGATGAATCTTTAGGAATGAGAGATGGTAAAGAGTCAACTAAATCTCAAAGCTATAAATCTAGAAGAGATGAATCTAGAGGAATGAAATAATATGAACATGGCAAAAAGACCTATGTATAAACATGGTGGTAAAACTTTAAAAGCAATACCAAAAGCAAAAAAAAAATCACTAGGTAAACTACCTACAAAAGTTAGAAATAAAATGGGCTTTAAAAAAGATGGTGGTAAAATAAAATAATGAAAAACTTTTTAAGTTGGCCATTAGAAATAGCTAGAACTGTATATACTAAAATTGTAGATAAAGTTTTTGGCAAAAGATGTAAATGTGTAAACATAGAATCTATTAAAAAAAGAACTTTTATTAACGTTTGTACAGACTGTGGAAAGGTACTCAATGGCTAAACAAAAAGGGCTTTATGCCAACATTCACGCAAAGCGTAAAAGAATCGCTGCGGGTTCTAAAGAGAAAATGAGAAGACCAGGAGCAAAAGGTGCTCCTACAAAAGCAAACTTTGTAAGATCAGCAAAAACAGCAAAGAAAAAATAATGGCTAGTGCCGCTTGGACACGAAAAGAAGGTAAATCTAAATCCGGTGGATTGAATGCTAAAGGTAGAGCAAGTTATAAAGGTGGCACACTTAAAGCACCAACAAAATCAAAAACAAGTTCAAGACGTAAATCATTCTGCGCGCGTATGGGTGGAATGAAAAAGAAATTAACTTCAGCAAAAACAGCAAGAGACCCTAATAGTAGAATTAATAAGTCTCTTCGTAAATGGGATTGTTAAATGAGAGACACTAAAGTCCTTGAAACATTTTTAAAAAACAACTATAAGAAAATCAAAGAAATGAGTTTGTTTAGACATTTGAAAAAAGAAGTTAATGCAGGTGCTAATGGAACTCAAGACTATATAATTAAAAAAGGTCCTAACAAAAATAAGGTG